ATCAATCGCTACTGCAATTGACTTAGGTGCTTTAGCTGGTTCAGGTTCAAGTGGTCAACCAACAGGTATTGCTAATACTTCAGGTATTAACACTACTACATTTGCTGCTGCAAACCCAACATGGGCTGAGATCGTAGCGATGGAGTCCTCAGTTGCAAACGATAATGCTTTAACAGGTTCTTTAGCATATATCTGTAGACCTGCTGATTTTGGTACTTTAAAAACAACTGAAAAAGCAACTAATACTGCTCAATTTGTTGTTTCTCCTGACAATAGCATGAATGGCTATAACGTTGTCAGAAGTAACCAAGTAACAAGTGGTGATTTCTACTTTGGTAATTTTGCAGACCTATTAATTGGTATGTATGGTGGACTAGATATTACTGTTGATCCTTATGCGTTATCAACTTCAGGTGGAGTAAGAATTGTTGCTCTACAAACTGTTGATGTTGCTGTAAGACATGCAGTATCTTTCTGTAAATCATCTGACTAATTAGCTGATGCTTAAATGGAATGGGGGTAGTAATACCCCCAACTTAAATATGAAAAAATATAAAATCTTAATAGATACAATGGCTGGCGGTTCTAAAGTACATGCTGGTGATATAGTTGAACTACCTGAGCATGAAGGTCATGCTTTATGTGGTTATGGCAAAGCTGAAGTTCATACAGCTAAACCTAAAGCAAAAAAAGAAGATAGAAGCGTAGGTTTAGAAACTTCAAAAGTAAAAGCTCCTAAGACTAGAGCTAAAAAATAAATCATGCCTTTAGAGAGTGCAGCAGATTTTAACGCCTATGTTGATACAACAACAGGTCATGGTGTTACTGCTACATTCTTCGAGGTTCAACAATCTTTATGGGATGATTTCCCATTAATAGATACCCTCTTTGATATTGATTCAGGATTCTCTAAGAATATTAATATCATTATTGACCAAGAATATTTCAATATAGAAGGTGGCACTGTTCCTGTTGCTGGTTATCAACCAAGAGCAATAGTTAAGGCATCTGATGTACCCTACATATCACAAAAAGATAAATTAAGAGTTGATGCAATAACAACTGATAAGGGTAATGTTTTAAAACCAACAACCACATTTGTTGTTAGAACAGTAGAGCCTGATAATACAGGCTTGGTTTCTTTGGTTTTGGAGGAAGAATAATGTCTCAATTTAGATTAGAAACTGAATTAGATATGGCTGGATATTTAGATATTAATTATGGTCATGGAGTTTCTGCTGTTTATACAAATAGTGGAACTTCTACAACAATTAATGTAATCCTAAATAATGAATATGTAGAACAAGAAGAAGGTATTGGTGTAGAAGCATTAAAACCAATAGCTTATTGCAGAACCATAGATATTCCCAATATTGCTTTTGGAAATAGATTAGATGTATCTGCAATAAAAGATACAAATGGTAATATACTCAAAGCAGCACAAAATTATACTGTTGTTAATATACAAGCAGATAGAACAGGGTTTAGTGCATTAATGTTAGAGGAAGTGTAATGGCAAATCATATAAGACAGCAAATAAGAGAAAAGTTTGGTACTACCTTAACTGGATTAACAACAACTGGATCAAGAGTTTATGAGTCTAGGGTTTATCCATTAGAAACAGTACCAGCATTAGTTATCTACACTAAGTCAGAAACATCTGAACCTATAGTGATAGGTACTGATAGAGTTATGAGCAGAGAATTATCAGTAGTAGTAGAAGGATATGCAAAAGCTACTAGTAACTTTGATGATACTATTGATACAATAAGCAAAGAAGTTGAAGAAGCAATAGCAGCAGATAGAACTTTGGATGGATTAGCTAAAGACTGTTATTTAGAATCAACTGAAATAGAGTTTAACGGAGAGGGAGAAAAACCACTGGGTTATGTATCTCTCACATTTTTAACTAACTACTATGTGCAGGAAACCAATCCTGATGTAGCGGTTTAACAGGAGGCAAATTATGAAAATGATTAGTCCAAATGGTAAGAATTCAATAATAGCTCATCCTTCTAAGGTTGAGTCATTAAAGAATATGGGTTGGAAAGAGGAAGCAGTCCATTCGCAAGATAAAATTAAATCTTCTTCTAAGAAAAAGTCGAAAGACGAGGTAGAAAATGGCGACACATAAAGGAAGCGAAGGTATCGTTAAAGTTGGTACAGATTCAGTATCTGAAGTTAGATCATATTCAATTGAAGAAACTGCTGATACTTTAGAAGATACTTCAATGGGTGATTCTGCTAGAACATATAAATCATCACTGACTTCTTTCTCAGGAAGTTTAGATGTATTTTGGGATGAGACTGATACTGCTGGTCAAGGTGCTTTAAGCATTGGATCAGAGGTAACACTCAACCTATATCCTGAAGGAGATACATCTGGTGATACTTATTATACTGGTACAGCTATTGTTACTGGAGTAACAAGAAGTGGATCATTTGATGGTCTAGTTGAAGCTAGTGTTTCAGTTCAAGGAACTGGCGCATTAACACAAACTACAGTATAAGAAAATGTCAGTTATAGATAACGCAAAGAAGCATTTTGATAGCATAGAAACTAAAATTATAGAAGTCCCTGAATGGGGTGAGGATGAGGATAATTCTTTAAAGATTTATTGTAGACCAATCACTCTTTCAGAGACTTCTAAATTTATGAAACTGGCTAAAGATGATGAAGTGCAGCTTTTAGCTTATGTTTTAATTTATAAAGCATTAGACGAAGCTGGAGAAAAGTTATTTACTATCGCTGATAAGAAAACCTTATTGGAGAGGGTTGATAGAGATGTATTAATTAGAGTTTCAAGTGAAATGATGAACAATATTTCACAGGAACAAGTTAAAAAAAAGTAATTGAAGATAAGCAGCTATACATAAAATATGCACTAGCTGAAAAACTTAATAAAACTTTAGCTGAAATTGAAGAGATAACAGTTGAGGAATTTCAAGGATGGTTAGCTTATCTTGAGATAAAGGAAGAACAAAATGGCTCTAGGTAAAGGAATGAAGTATCAAATAGATTTGTTAGCAAATAATAAATCAGGTGCTGCTTTAAAGAAATTCAAAGGCGATATTAGTAGTGTTCACAATCAAGTTGCTAGACTTGGAGCTACTATTGCTGCTGCTTTTGGTACTAGAGAAATAGTTCAAGCAGCCAATGTAATGATTGGTGTAGAAAATAGAATGAACGCTTTGACTGGTAGTGCTACCGCTACAGCAGCAGCTATGGATAGCATGAAAAGAATAGCTATGGAGTCAAGATCAGATTTCGATTCTGTTGCTATGTTATATACAAGGCTTGCTTTAGCTACAGAGCATTTAGGCACTACACAAAATCAATTGGCTGATGCTACACAAATGGTAGCAAATACTTTTATTATTGCTGGTTCTCATACTCAAGAGGCAAATAACTCTGCTAGACAGTTAGCACAGGGTTTAGCTTCAGGAGCTTTAAGGGGTGACGAATTGCGCTCTGTAATGGAAAACAACGTAATTTTAACTAAGATGTTGGCTAAAGGTCTTAACATGACAGTTGGTGAGCTTAGAGAGTTTGGTCATGCTGGTGGTTTAACTGCTGAAAAAGTATTGCCAATATTGATTGCTGGAGTAGAAGAGACAAATGAGAAGATAGCAGATATGCCTATGACTCTAGGTCAAGCTGGCGTATCTATAAGAAATAGTTTCCAATTTATGATTGGAGATATTCAAAAAAGCACAAATGCTTTTGGGATTATTGCTGATGCTGCTGCTTTTTTTGCTAGAAATATACAAGAAATATTAATACCAGCTATAACATTATTAGCAGCAACCGCTATACCAAAATTAATTTCTTCATTAAGATTATTAAAAATTGCAATGTTAGCAAATCCAATAACAGCAGTAGCTGTTGGCTTTGCGGCTTTAGCATCAATGGTAATGATGGCATCTAAAAATACAGATCAATATGCTGATAGTGTAGAGGGCTTGAATCAAAAACTTGCAGATTTACAAAAAAGAGAAGAACAATTATTAAAAGCAAAAGAAGAAAATGCACTAAGATTTGGAAGAAAACAACAACAAAAAGAATTAGATGCTATACAAGAAGAAATAACACAAACAGGAATTTTAATTGAAGCAAAAAAAATATTAAATGATACTAATTTAGATGGAACTGATGCTTATTTAGAAGCATTAAAAAAAGTACAAGAAGAAACAAACAATTCTATTGTTATTACAAAAACTTTTGGCGAGACTATTGAGGGCAAATTAACAAATGCTTATCTTGATTTTTTTGATATAACAAGTCAAAAATTCTTAGAATTTAAAACATTAGCAATGAGTGTAACTCAGGCTGTAATAAGAGAATTATTACAAGTATATGTTGTGCAAAAATTAGTTGCTGGTATAACATCAAGCATAGATACTCTTATGGCTGGAGGATCATCGCAACAAGCAGCAGCTTTAACACAAAGCATACCTGAATTGAATCCAATACCCAATACTACTGTTATTGGAAATAGGGCTTTAGGCGGTTCAGTAAATGCAGGTAAATCTTATATGGTTGGTGAATCAGGTAGAGAATTATTTATACCAAATAAAAATGGTCAGATAGTTAGCAATCAAGACTTGGAGCAAATAGGAACAGCCCAATCAGCACCTACAGTTAACTTCAATATATCAACAGTAGATGCTGCTGGACTTGACCAGTTACTAGCATCAAGAAAAGGATTGATAACATCAATCATAAACAATGCCATGAATAATCAAGGCAAAATGGGAGTCGTATAATGTCAGGACAATTTCCAACATCTCCTAATTTTAGAAGTTTAAATTTTAAAGATAATAGACCTACTTTATTGAATCAGACTTTATCAGGTAAAAAACAAGTCAGACAAATAGGTGCTCAGTATTTTTCTTTTACAGTTGCAATGCCACCTTTACAACAAGAAAAGGCTCAAGAAGTATTTGCATTTTTACAAAAACAAAAAGGTTCTTTTGAGGACTTTACTATTCAAGCACCGCTAGATAATGTAGGTGCAAGCAGATTTGAAACAGATATATTAGTCAATGGCTCACATTCATCAGGAGATGCTTCTATTCAATTAGATGGATTTGCAGCAAGCACATCAGGTGCTTTAAAGGATGGTGATTTAATTAAGTTTGCAAATCATAGTAAAGTTTATATGGTTCAATCAAATATTGATTCTTTGGGTGATGGCTCATTAACTGTTCTTATATCACCTAATCTAGTAGCATCTCTAGCAGATAATGAAGCTGTTACTGTAAATAAACCTAGTTTCACTGTTTATCTTGAAAATAATGAGATTATGTATTCAACAGATGCTAGTGGTTTTTATAGTATTTCATTTGATGTTAGAGAGGTTATAACCTAATGCCTAGAAGTTTATCTACTGATTTACAAACTCAAGTATCATCAACAGCAACTAAAACAGCTTTTCTAGTTGAGCTTAATTTATCATCTACTATCAGACTAACCGATTGGTATTCTAATGTTACTTATGATTCTAATAGCTATGAAGCTGGTGGTTCTTTTTTATCAGTCGACTCAATAACCGAAACAGGGCAATTAGAAGTTAATGAAATTACTATTGGTTTTTCAAATATTACAGACCAAGTAAGAAGTTTAGTACAAGATGGTTCTTTTACTGATAAAAAAGTAGATATTTATTTAGCTTATTTTAATGTAGATGAAACTATTGTTGGTGCTATAAATTATTTTACTGGTATTGTGAGGTCTGTATCTATTGATGAAAGTATAAATGGAACTGTTTTATCTATGATAGTTGCATCTCATTGGGCAAATTGGAATTTAACTAAAGGCAGGCATTATTCAGACGAATCTCAACAATCATTTAGTACAGGTGATAAAGGTATGGAGTTTGCGACTCAGGTTAAAACAGATGTAAGGTGGGGTAGGTAATGTCATTTTGGAGTGCAGTAGGAAAGTTTTTTTTAGATGTAGGTAAAGCTGTAGTTAGTTATGCTATAAATAATCCTGTTAGTTTTACATTGCAAGCAGCAACCTTGGTAGTAGGTGTTAAGGGTTTTTTGCAAGCAAAACAAATGCTTGCAAAAGGTCAAGACATATTAGCCAATAAAACATCTGCTGGTGGAAAGATACCTGTTATCTATGGAACTAGAAGGGTTGGTGCTCAGATTATCTATATGGATGTATCAGGGAATGATTCAAGAGATTTATATGTAGTCTATGCTTTATCAGTTGGTGAATGTGATGAAATACTAGGTAGGACTATTGAGCTTGATGGTAATCCTTTAACTGATTCAGCAAGATTTAGAGATGGTGGTTATATAGGTTCAGATAAAATATCTTCAGGTTCAGGTTCATTAAATACAGTTTCACAAAATGGTACTGGTATTGATGCTGGTGCTGGTCAATTTGGAACAAGTCCTACATCTAAATATAGATATGTTATGAACCTACATCATGGAGCTGCATCACAAACAGCAGACCCAATGCTTGTTGCATCTATGCCTAATTGGACTTCAGCACATAGATTAGATGGTATTTGTTATATAGCTGCTCATTATGGCTATGATAAAGAAGGTATATGGTCAGGAGTTCCACAACTAACAGTTCAAGTAAGAGGTAAAAAAGTATTTGATCCAAGAGATTCAGGTCAAACATTTGGAACTCCATCCACTTATGAATTTTCAGATAATCCAGCTTTATGCTTCCTAGATCTAATTTCTAACAATGAGTACGGAAAAGGTTTAACAGCATCACAAATTAATATGACTACATTTAGCTCTGCTGCTAATGTTTGTGATACAGAGGTTGACCAACCGCATTTCAATGGTTCAGCACAATCACTTACTTGGAGTGCAAATAGTGGTGATAACTTCTTTACTATTGCAGGAGCAAATGCCAATGAGGATTGGTGGCAAAATAAAATAGGTGAGCTTTTAGATTTATTTGATGCTAATGGTAATGGTGTTATAGATGGTGATGAAATTATTGATGTGCAAAGAAGTGAATTCTTTGATTCAAATGAAGAATACATTGTATTTATAAATAATACTTTTAGTAGCACCTATTCTTCGCAAACTGGCTCTTCATTATTAAAAGTTAAAAGATTTCACTGTAATGGTTATTTAGATACAAATAAAAATGTAATGGAAAATGCTAAAGAGCTTCTTTCTAATATGAGAGGTATTTTTCTTTATATTAATGGTCAGTATGAATTATCAATAGAAGATACAGGTACTTCATCATTTAGCATTAATGACAATCATATTATTGCTGATGCTGGTATATCAGTTGATTATGGAAACAAAGATAAGAAAGCAAATAAAGTTATAGTTGAATTCTTTAATGCTAATAAAAAATATGAATTAGATACAGCTACAGTTTTACATGATGCAAGTCCTGAATATTATTCAGATGATGGTGATGAAATATTAGAAATTAAAGCTGAGTTCCCTTATATAAGCGACCCCTACATAGCTTATAACATGGGTAAGGCAATCTTAACTAGAAGCAGAAATCAAACAACTATGCAGTTCTTAGGAACTCCTGAGATGTATAAACTTAATGTAGGTGATATAGTTGATCTTACTTATGCAGGTTTAGGTTTCTCAGGTAAGATTTGTAGAGTTGAAGCATTAGAATTACAACCAAATGGATTAGTTGCAGTCAGCTTAATAGAATACTTTGATGTTTATACATGGGAAGTACCACCTCAAGAACCAGTAGAAGAACTAGCTAACTTACCTTCTGCTTATGCAGTAAAAGCTCCAACAGGATTATCATTTACTGATACTGATTCTAGTTCTACAGGTAGACCATTCTTATCTTGGAATGAGCCAACAGATTTTCCTGATTATCAATATAGAGTTAATGTTGTAGATAGTTCTAGTAATCAAGTTAAAAACACTATTGTTGATGTAGAGAATTGTGATTTAAACTTTTTACCAGTTAATGCTAACTATGTTGCAAGTGTTAGCTCATTAAATACATTAGGATCAGAGTCTTCTCCAGCTACTTTAACTTTTACTATTGGTGATGCTCCTACAGGAACAACTGATATTCAAGATGATGCAGTAACATTAGATAAAATAGGTGCTGATGTTCAATCTGCAATCAATGCTGGTGGTACTAATTCAACTCAATTAATAAGAGCTACTTCAGCTCCAACAACAAGAACCGATGGTTCTACATTACAATCTCAGGACTTATGGGCAGATACAGATGATGATAATCAAATCTATGTTAGAAACGCGACTAATAGCGGTTGGGAAAAAGCTAGAGATGCTTCATTAGTAACTTTATATAATTCATTAAGTTCTACTGTATCTACTAACACAACAAATATAGCTACAGCTCAAGGTGATATAGTAACACTTACAACTGATACTTCAGCTAATGCTACAGCTATAACTAATTTAACAGCTAGTGTTAATACTAATGCTGCTGCTATAACCACTGAGCAAACAGCAAGAGCAAACGGAGACTCTGCTTTAGCTTCAGATATAACAGCATTAACTGCTACTGTTAACTCTAATACTGCTGGCATATCAAGCGAAGCAACTACTAGAGCAAATGCTGATACTGCTTTAGCTTCTGACATTACAACATTAACTGCTTCAGTAAATACTAATGCTGCTGCTATTACTACAGAGCAAACAGCAAGAGCAAATGGTGATAGTGCTTTAGCTTCAGATATAACAGCTCTTACATCTACAGTTGGCGGTAACACAGCATCTATTACAACAAATGCTACAGCAATAACTGATATTAATGATAATGCTTCTGCATCTTATGTATTACAATTAAATGCAAATGGCAAAGTTGCACAAATGGTTCTTAATAGTAATGCTGATGCTGGAACAGGTGCAACCAGCACAATAGCTTTCTTAGCTGATACTTTTAAAATAGATAATGATGCTGGCTCAAGTGTAAGTCCTTTTGTTGTAAGTGGTGGTTCTGTACTTATTGATAATGCAAGAATTGAAAATTTATCAGGAACTAAAATTGATGTTGATACATTAAATGTAAAACATTTTGCAAATGCATCTGCTGATATTATTAATCAGACTGGCGGAACTGTTCCATTAAGGGTAACAGCAGAAAATAGTCAATGGAATGGCACATATCCAGGATCTACAACTAATAGTGTTGAAGCTGTTTATATGAATACAACTTTAAATAATGTTAGGAATGGTGCAGGTTATCAAGTTATATATAGTGCTGTATTAGGTGATGTAAGAAATGGAACTATAGAATATAGCTTTAATAATAGCACTTGGACAAGTTTAGGCTCTCCAATGAACGCTGATGCAGGAGTGTTTAGAAGTTATGTTTATGTGTGGCAAGGAGTTTTAACCGGTATGAGTTCTTCTCAAGAAACTGTATATTGGAGAGTTAACTGGAATAACAGTGGCTCTATATTTAACAGCACATATCAAGCAATGTATATAGATGTGGATAATACACAATAAAGGTTTAAAGAATGAAATATAGTATATATAAAACTGAAACAGGATTAATACACTCACAGGGTAGTAGCAGCCATCTTACAGATTTA